CCCGGTGATGTCCCAGGTGAGCTGCAGGAACCCGCGCCGGCCGACGGTGAAGGACGGCTGATAGATCAGCTCGGCGAAGCTGGAGATCATCTCGGCCGCCGGATCGCCGAACATGGCGAGGCTCGGGTTGGTGTACATGGCGTCGGCGGCATCGGCCACCAGGGCGCCGCCCGAGACCACGCCGCCGGTGATCGTCCCGGGGAAGCCAAGGGCCTGGAAGTCGCGCTCGTCGACCACCCGGTCGGTGACCACGTCGGCGAGCTGCACGATGGCGAAAGCGGCGGCCTCGCTCTCGTTGCCGCTGGTGTCCACCGACTTGGCCAGCACGGTGAAGGTGCGGGCGACGAAGGCGGCAGCCTCGAACTGGCCGGTGCTCTGGATGCCCGGCGCGGCGGCCGAGGCGCCCTGCCAGTTGGTGTCGATGCCGGGGTTCCAGCGGAACAGCCAGCCGGCATGGTCGATGGCCACCTCGCCGACGACGCGGTAGCGCAAGCTCCCCCCCGGCAGCTTCTCGACGTACAGGGCGGTGGGCGAAGGAGGGCGCGAGGTTTTGCCCACCACCTGGTGGCCAGCGATCACCGTCCAGTCCGAAGCGACGCCGGATGCGGTCAGGTGGCGCAGGCGCAGGTCGTAGCTCTCGCCCTCCTGTACCGCGTCGAACGACACCTGGGGCAGGCCAGCCGGGAACAGAGCCAGGCGCGTCCACGCCTGGTCTCCGACCCGGCGGTACTGGGCCTCGACGTTGCTGGGCACCACAGACCCGACCGCCAGGCCGAGGGCGACCACGATGCGGGGCTGCAGCACGCCGTTGGCCAGGCGCACCAGCACGGTCTCGTCCGATGCCACCGAGGCCACCACCGGCTTGGGCGGCGGCGTCGCCTGGGTGACTGGCGGGATCGTCATCAGCGGGTCATAGGCCGGTACGGCGCCTGTGTCGGCGTTATGCACCGCCGGCGCCGCGTCCACGCATACCAAGCGGGCGGTCAGATTGGGACCGGGATGGATCGACTTGACCAGCAGAAGGGCACTCTCGCGGTCGGCCTCGCCGAACACCGCCAGGTCGCCTTCCTCGGGCTCGTGCCCGAGGGGCACGGGCGCCAGGAAGGTCAGTTCGTTGGTTTCACCGGCCACCGTCACCAGAGACAAGGGAATGCCATCGCCGTCTTGGCCCCGCACCCGCAGGACATACAGCTTCCCCGCCTCCATCACGACCATCTCGTCCAGCCGGCAGCCGACGATGCGGCCATCCCCGTTGAGGGTCAGCGCCTTGATGCGCCCCCAGGCGCTGCCCCACAGGGCGACGTCATGGGCGACCCGCACTAGGTCGCCGCGGGTGCAGACCAGGTTCTCGACATCGGCTTGAAACTCGAAGGTCTCGGGCCGCAGCTTGGCGACGGCATAGTGGTAGCGCCCCTCACGCCACGCTTGGCCGCGCCGGGTGCAACCGAACGTCTCCAGCGTCTCAAGTCGGGTGGCGGTGGTATCGTCGTAGCCGTCGGCGTAAGCGGTGACCTCATTCTGCTTCCACTCCCGCTGCGGGTCGATGTAGCGGACCCTGAGGCCGTGGGGCAGTTCGGTGAACACCTTGCTGCCCTTGAACCCCCACGAGTTGCGGGGCGTGAACATCTGCACCGGTACGGTCTGCGGAAGGTCCCGGACTACGCCATATTTGCCGTCCGGCATGGCCAGCGCCGCCCTGGCCGAGGCGGCGATGTCACGCAGCAGATCGAAGACGGTGGTCGAATAGTCGACGACGTGGTCGAAGGTCCACCGGGGCTCTCCGTCGGCGGCCAGGACGTCGCAAGCGTCGGCCCACGCCTTGATGCCGACCAAGTCGATGCGGTTGTCGCCCACCGCCTTCTTCGTTGCCGCCCCTCTCAGGACGTAGCAGAAGGCCCAAGCCGGGTTGCGTGTCGCCTGCCACACCCATTCGGAGCCGGTCCACACCGGCAGCCGGGCCTGTACCACCGCCGAGAACTGGTCGATCTGGCCGTTCAGCTGGTCGGTCGCCTTGACGCGCATCGCCACCAGGCAGCGGCCGGCCTTCTTGACCGGATAGGCGTACTGAATGGTCCGCACCGCGGTCAGATAGCTGTCATCGCGCACCGTGACGTCGGTGTTGTCGGCGGTGACCCTAGTCAGCCGAAGCTGGTATCGGGCGGGATCGCCGGTGATGATCCGCCAACTGTGGCGCACCGCGCTCTCGGTGGCGGCGGTAACAGTGTCCTCGGCGTGCAGCGTCCAGCCTGCGGCGCCGACCTTGCGGTATTCGAGCCTCAACGTCACCGACTGGCTGAGGCGGTCGCTGCCCGAGAAGTGCACCAGGCCGTTGAAGGCCGCGTCGACGGTGATCTCGTCGGCGCCGTCGCGGGTCTCGACGATCTGGGCGCCGCCGGCCGCCGTCAGCTTCAGCGAGTAGCTGTCCTCTCGCGGGGTGTTGGCATAAAGCCCCACCGGCTCGTCGTCGGGCCAGCCCTGCCGCACCTCCAGCTCGACGCCTTCGTACTGCTCGATGGGGATGGCGCCGATCCGCATCTCGGACAGGTCCAGAGGCCCGTAGCCGAAGTCGAACAGCGCCCGCAGATACTGGTCGTTGCCGACCACCTCGGTGTACTCGCGTGCCGCCTTCTTCGGGTACATCCGCGTCCGCCCATAGGGGCGCGGCACCACCCCGTAGGGGTCGAGCTGGTTGGAACTGCCGGTGATCGACAGCGTCGGGCTGGTGCGGTCGAGGGTTCCTCCGGCGCGGCCTAGATCGGTCGAACTGGCCTGGGGCGGCGGGGTAATGGCGTTGATGGCCAGCGTTCCCGCCACGCTGATGATCGCGCCGCCGACAAGGCTTCCGAGGGTTGGAGACCAAGCGCCAATGGTGAAGAGTGTAGTGCTCGCAAGGCTCTCACCGAGAATAGCCGCACCAAGTGCGGCACCGAATGCCAGGGATGCCGCCATCACGGCGATTGTCAGCACGGTGCGCAATGGGCTCTTTCCACCACCGCCACCACCGCCACCGCCGGTCGGCACCACCCGAATGGTGATCACCTGCCCAGCCTTTGGCCGCACGCTGCGCCAGTAGCATGGCGCTATTTTGTGGTCTCCAATGAAGATGTTGGCGTGCCGCCGAAGGATCGGGTCGGGTTGAACGATCCCCAAGATGTCAGCCAGCGTTCCACCAGCCGGAACGGTTATATCGACCCTGTCCGTCGTGAAGGGGTGCGGGCAAGCCACTAGACGAAGCTGCCCAACTGGCACACCATCAGAAATTGAAGCACCCACCTGGGAGTTGGAACCATGCGCTCCTTGGCGCTTATCCCGTTGCTTGCGATCTCGCTGGCCTCTTGCACCTTTCCGATCCGAGGGAAGGACACGTTTCTGGCCACGGCTGACCAGCGCCATGACGTGATCCTCATCGGCTACCAAACGCTCGCTAGGTGTTTCGACGAGCGCCGAACCCTCAGAGACTTCGGCAGCGCCCCGCTTTCTGGACCTCGGGATCAGTTTTCGATTTACCCCGACCTCGGCTTGGCCGAGCTGCGGTTCAACGGCAGCGACGATGCTTGGTTCCTGTTGGTTCAGTTCGTCTCCGTCCCTCCGAACGCCACCAAGGTTTCCACCTACTCCGCCAACCCCGATTGGACGGCGGCGGCGTGGAAGACCATCGACGCTTGCGTGCCTGCGGCTCATCCCGGCCCCGCCCAGCGATAGACGCCCACGACGCGGTTCTTCCATCGCAGACCACGATAGCGGTCCCACACGGCGTCGTGGCCGGCTTCGATGTGAAGCATGATCCCAGGCGCGGCCACGATCCCGACATGGCACTCATGGCCGTCCATCCGCAGCAACAGCACGTCGCCGGCCTGTTCTCCCCCTTCGGGCACTTCCGCCCAGTCGCCCTTCCGTCCGGCGATCAGGCGGGCGTTTTCCTCTAGCTCCAGCGAACAGGCGTAATCGTCGTCATAGGACGGCAGCGTCAGGCCGAACCGTTCGGCCAACACCAGGCGCACCAATCCCCAACAATCCAGGCCGTCGCGGTCCCGCCCCTTCTCGCGGAAGGGCAGGCCGATGTAGTCGGCGGTCCACTCGGGAACTTGGGTCACTGGATGCCTCGGCTGCTTGACACCGTGCCGCAAGTGCGGCTGGATAGCAGGCATCCTCACCTGAAGCCGCAGACCCTTTAATCCGGACACTTGCCCTTTGGGTCAGTGCACGCCCGGGTAGTCTGCGGGGTTGTAGGTGTCGGCGGGATACGCCTGGGTGAGGAAGTCCTCGAACGCCAGCGTCCCGGAGATCGTCAGGGCATCATACTCGACGGCCTTCAGGGTCATCTCGAAGGGACCGGCCTCGACTGTGTCCGGCGAGGAGGTCAGCACCACTTCCAGCGTCACGGCGCATGGGCTGTGGATCGCCCGCAGCTTCCGGATGATCTCGCGGTCGACGTTGTCGATGGTGATGGTCACCTGGGAAATGCTCTCGCCGTCATCGGCCGGCAGGTCCACCTCGTAGGGATAGCAGACGAAGTCGTTGCCCCGGCTGGGGATGAGCCTGGCCCCGTTGACGTCCTCAGGCACCACGTCGCTTGCCACGCGGATCGGCTCGGCCAGTTCCGCATGGTCAATGGTGCACAACAGGGTGAAGACCTCGGATGTCTCCTGGGCGAACATCGCCCGCCGGGCCAGACCAGAGACGGGGCGGCTCATGGCAGGATTTCCAGATAGCAGGCTACGTGGCACAGCGCCCCGGTCACCAGGGAGATGTCGTAGCCGTTGTCGGTGAAGCGGTAGATGCAAGACGCCTGAGTGCGCGGATGCACCCACTCGAAGGCCAATGAACCGTCCTTGAGGATGTCGCGGTACCAGGTCTCGAAGATCACGGCCTGCGCCCTGGTCATCTCGACGACGAACTGGATGTTGCGGATGCCGGCGGTGGTGCGGCGACGTACCTTGGCCGGGCCGGCGTCCATGGGGGTGCGCAGCAGCACCTTGGCCGGCCGTTCCTTGTAGCCGTCGAACAACACCTCCTGGGGCAGATCGGCGGGCCATACGGCGATAGCCATCAGCGTGCCCCCCTCTTGCGTTGGATATCCCAGGTGCCCTCAAGCACCTGCGACAGATCGCCGCGCTGGGCGGCGTCCTTGCGGATCGCCGGGATGAGGATGCGCAGCAGATCGGTCCCGTCGGGACCGCGCTCCCTGCTGACCTGTACCGGCGGGCTGTCGGCACTGCGCTGATCGACCACCTGGACGGACAGGTTCACGCCACCGTCAGCGCCGCCGCTGACCGCACGGGGTTGCCGCGCGGCATTAAAGATGTGGCGAGGGTTGTCCTCGGTGAGCACCTCTTCGTTCCGGTTGGCGATGATCGGCACCTCACCAGGCCGCAGTCCGACGATGCCGCCGACATGATAGCGGGAGACGTTGCCGAAAACCGACGGGCTGATGTACCGGCGCACCAAGCTGTCATGGCCGATGACGCCGCCGGTATGGGCCTGGGGCGCGCCCATCTCGCTCATGAACGGGCCGACCTCGGCCGCGCTGCCGTAGACCTGCGTTCCCTTGCTACCGAACAGGTTGCCGAAGAAGCTGCTCGCCATCCCCGACAGCGGGGCGGTGATCTGGGCCTGGATCTGCATGCGGATCAGGTCCGTGATGATGCTGTCGGCCAGAGAGGCGAAGTCCAATTTGCCGGTCTTGACGAACTTCACCAGCGCATCCTCCATCGAGCGGAAGACGTTGGTGAACAGGGTCTCGGCCCGCTTGGCGGCGTTGCCGGCCTCCTCGGCGTAGTCCCACAGGGCGCGCTTGGCGCCGTCGGCGAAGTCCTTGCTGGCCTCCAGCTTCTCGCGCTCGATGCGCTTCCATTCCTCTTTGTACGCCTCCTCGGTCAGGACGCCGGTGGCGCGCTGCTCATTGAGGCTGGCCATCTCCTCGCGGTAGCGGACGGTGGCGTCCCTGGCCCGGTTGGTCTCGACGGCCGAGCGGCGGAGCTGGTCGGCGTACTCCCGCTCCTTCAGGCTGCGGAACTCCGCCACCTTGTTGTCGTTGTCGGACAGCCGGTTGTCGTTGGCGAAGCGGCGGGTCTGGGCGTCGAGCTGGGCGCGGCGGGCGGCGGCGGGGTTGCCGGTGCCGAGTGCGCGGGTCAGAGCCTCGGCGTCCTCGACGTCGCGCTTCAGGCCGGCAAGGGCGCGGTCGGCATCAAGCGCCTTGCGCGAGGCGCGCAGGCGGTCGACGCCGGCGGCGGCCTGCTCATAGCTGGCCCCCGTGCGTTCGATCACCTCGCGGATCTCGTTCTCCCGCTCGGCGTGGTCAAGGGCAGCGGCGGTGCCCTCGCGGTACGCCTTGGCCAGGTTGTCGTTGGCGGCCACCTGCTGCCCGACCTGGCGCGTCCATTCCGCCCGGCGCATGGCCTCCTCGGCCTCGAAGTTGCGCCAGAGCTGGGCGGCGTATTCCTTGGCCCCGGCGCCGGCGTACTGGTAGGCGAAGGCGGCGATCTTGTTCTCGACGCCGGCCCGGCGCACCGCCTCGGCCGACTGGCCGGCGGCCCTGGCCAGGTTCTCCTGGGCGTCGGCCTGCAGCTTGGCGGCGACGGCGGCGTCGCGCGCCCCCGCCGAGATCTGCGCCGAGGCAGTGCCGACCAGCAGATCCTCGGCCCTCTTGGCGTCGCCCCCGACCAGCTTGTTGTCCTTGGTGAAGTCCTGGGCCTGCAGGCGGGCACGCACCAGGTCGCGGGTCGGCGCCGGCGCCGCCAGGATCTGGCGCTGCTTGTCCATCTGGTCGGCGAGATCACCCAGCACCTTGGCGGACTGGTCGACGGCGGCCTTGCCGGCATTGGCCTGCGCCTTGGCGGCGCCGGCCTCCAGCTCGGCCACTTGGGCGCGCCCCCGGTCGACCAGGTCGTCGATTTCCTTGCGCAGCCGCTCGACGGTCGCCTTGGTCTCTTCCAGCTCCAGATCGGTGCGGGTGCCGTAGCGCGCGCTCCAGCCGCCCTGGCCGGACTGCAGCTCGGCCATCCGCTTCTCGGCCTCCATGAGCTGTCGGCTCTTTGCCGCCACCTGGCTGCCGATGTCGGGAGCCGACCCCTTGCCGATGCCCTTGGCGATGTCCTGGAAGATGGCGGCGGCACCGCGCATGGTGGTCAGCGCCACGTCCGACCCCGCGATCCTGTCGAGCAGCTCGTTCCAGGCGTTGGCCATCTCCCGGATCGCCTTGGCGCCCTCGCTCATCCCGTCGGTGGCGAGATCCTTCACCCGGGCCTTGAACAGCTCCATCGCCTTGCCGGTGGCCTCGGCCTGGCGGCCGTGTTCCGCCATGGTGCGGATCTGCTCCAGCTCGGTCGCCGAGAGGAAGCCGAACTTCTCATCCAGCTCGCGGATGCCGGCAAATCCCTTCTCGAAGGAACCAGCCAGGCCGTCGACCACCTTGGCCAGATCCTCGCCGGTGGCGGCGGCCAGGTTAACACCGGCTTCCATGACATCCTTCATCATCTGGCCGGTGAGCTGGCGATGGAAGGCCAGCGCCTTGGCGGCGCCGAAGGTGTCGGATCGACTGAATGGCCCGCTGGCGGCGGCGTCCTCGCTCATCCTGCGGAGCTGGTCGCCGGTGATCCCCGAGACGTCGCCCATCGCCCGCAAGGCGACGGTCAGCTCGCGAGTGCGGGCCGAGGTTTCGACGACCCGCCCCCCGATCAGGGCGATGGCGCCGACCAGCGCCGCGACCGGGGCGACCACGCCCAGGACCGCCGGGCTCAAGGCCAGACGGAACAGGTTGGCGAAGCCGCCCACGGCGCCGGCAGCCTGCGGCACCTGCTGCATCATCACCAGGAACGGGCTCTGGCCACCCGCCAACTGGACGGCCATGTCCTGGAGCTGATAGCCGAGATTGGTGACCTGATGGCCCTGCAGCTTGATGGCCGTGCGGGCGACGTCGGCCTGGCGGGCGACCAGGGCGTTGCTCTTGCCCAGCACCTCGACCGCCTTGGAGGCGTTGCCCGCCTCGGACGCCATCTTGGATGTGGTGGCGGCGCCGGCGGTCCCAACCTTGTTGAGCTGGTCGGTGGCGGTGGCGGCCTTGCCGGCTTCCTCGCCCAGCTTGGAGACGGCGTCGGCGGCGGTGGTGGCGGCGGTCTTGGTCTTCTCGGCTGCGCCCGCCACCCCCACCATGGACTTCTCAGCCCGGGTGCTCTCGGCGACGAAGCCGTTGGCATCGCCCTTGAGCCTGATCCCGTAGCCGACGTCGCTCATTTCCTTCTCCCTCAGCGCGCCTCGCGCCGCCGGCTTCGCCGGCTTACCTTCCAGTTAGCGCGCATCGCGCGCGGCCATCACTTCAAGAGCGGCCCCTTCCATGGTCCGCAGATCCTCGAACAAGGTGGCGCGGTCCTGATGGCCCGGCCGGCGCCCCATCATCCAGAGCGTCGGCGGCAGGGCGGCGTAGTCGAGGCCGACGGCGACGCCGGCGAGCCCGGCGCGACGCCACTGGGTGGACAGGGCGAGGAAGACCTCGACGGAAGGCAGGCACCAGGGCAGCACACCAATGCAATCGTCCTCGTCCCCGGTCTTCCCACGCCACCGCTCGATCTCCTCGTCGGCCACCCCGAAGGCGCGCAGATCCTCGTCCCTTTCGTCCCTGCCGGCCCGCTGCCCTGCCCAGGCGCGCGCCACCTCGATCAGTTTTTTCTGCGCGACCCCGCCAGGCTGTCGAGATACGCCTCGACCAGGGCGGCCCGCGCATAGGGGATGGACAGCAGCTTGTCGCGGGCATCCTCGCTGAAGGGCAGCTCGTTGCCGTCCTCGTCCTGCACACCCTTCCAGCCGATGGTGACCTCGCGCAGCAGCTCGCTGTCGACGTTGCCGCCGCGCAGGATGGTATCGATGCGGTCCTGGGGGATGACCTTGAAGGTGGCGTCGAAGGTCGACTTGGTGAACTTGCCGCCGTCGGCCGGGATCTGCACCGTGACGGGCCAGGAATAGGTGTGCTCGGTCTTCAGCTTGAACATCGGGATACCCTTTAGAAGTGACAGTGGACGCGGTCGGGGCAGGTGTCGCACCGAGCCCCTTCCGCAGCGATGCGGGCGACCATCTCCTCGTCGCCCGGTTGGTCGATGTCGAACCCGAACGGCAGCTTGCGCCCGAACATCTCGTCCGCCGCTTCCCGCCCGCACAGCGAGCGGACGGCACAGCAGTCGAGGGTTCGGCTGTCGCTCATGGCTGCCCTCAGGAGGCCGAACGGACGGCGTCGAACTTGACCTCGATCCGCACCAGGTGCTCGGTGATCCGGCGTTCGCAGTCCTTGACCAGGCCGACGGTGGCGTAGCTCTTGGCCACCTCCAGCTTGTAGGCGGCCAGGGCCTCGCGGGCCTGGGCGGCGCCCAGCTCCAGCCTGGCCTCCAGATCGTCGATACGGGCGGTGAGCTGGCGGCGCCCGAGGCGGACGGTGATGCTCAGGATGAGCAGCATGAAGGTGGTCAGGGTCAGCAGAGCGCCGAAGATGG